ACTGCCCCTGCATCTGCTGGTTAGCCAGATTAGCTTGCTGTTGGTTGGCTTGGTTAGCCATGCCAGTTTGCTGTGCCATCTGTGCGTTTTGCAAACCGTATTGACCACCCAAAGCTTGGTTAGCCAACGCCGCTTGTTGTTGCATCTGGGCGTTTTGCAAGCCCGTGTTGTACTGCATTTGCTGGTTAGACTGACCTGCTTGCAATCCCGCAGACTGATTAGCCAACAAAGCCTGAAGACCTGTAGCTTGGTTTAGTTGCTGTGCTTGCATGCCTGTCTGCGCACCCAGACCTTGCGTTTGTAAACCCGCGCTTAAGTTTTGCAAGTTAGCTTGCTGTTGGTTGGCTTGGTTTGCCAACGCTGCCTGCATTGCCTGAGATGAAGACATGCCGCTGGCTTGCAGACGATTTGCTTCATTCTGAACAGCGGCTTGCTGTTGATTGTTCAGGTTAGCCATAGCAGTTTGCAGACCAATTTGACCTGCGCCCAACTGCTGAACGCCCAACTGAGCGGCTAAGTTTTGCTGGCCAACAGTTAAACCTGCTTGTTGGTTTTGTCCTGCGGCCTGCAACTGACGCGCTTGGTCAGCATTAAACTGGGTCTGCGCTTGTGCGTATGCGTCTTGCAAACCTTTGGCTTGGATGTCGCCCTTTTGGGTAGCTAAATTACGAGCAGCTTCAGCATCCATGATGGCTTGGCGGCTACCGCCAAACGCTCCAGCTTTAACAGCCTGTGCATTAGTTTGTGTCTTGGCAATGTCTGCCGCACGTTGAGCTTCTCGTTGCTGAATACCCACCACGCTTTGCATGTAGGGAGACATGTACTGCTCGGCACTTTTTTGACCAAAGTCTTGTGCAGAAATGCGCTCGGCTGGCCCCATCTGGAACTGCTGAAGCTGTGGATTGTAGCCAGATTGTGCGGCTTGAATGTCGCGTGACTGAACGCCCTGAGAAGTCACATCTCTGGCGGCATCCATACGCAGCTGCTGCAACTGGGGCGCATTGACTCGTTCAGCGGCAACACGTTCGGCTTGCAAAGCGGCTGGGCCTTGGAACTGCGCGGCGTTTATTCTTTCGGAAGGGCCTGCTTGCGCGGCTGTTCCCATAGCGGCTTGAGCCGTAGGAGCCGCACCTAACTGAGCGGCAGTAGCTTGTTGACCCTGTACATCTCGGGGGCCTTGCATCTGGTAGTTCTGCAACTGAGGCGCATTTACTTGCTGAGCATTGAACTGGGATGGGTTGTACGCCTGCTGGCTTGTGTAAGCGTTGCTAAATCTTTCAGGCGTGTAGCCATAGTTACCAGCTCTTTCTGCCAAGCCTTGCAAGCCTCGAGCAGATGCCTGTGAGTAAGGGTCGTAACTAAGATTGCCCGCGGCAGTAAATGCTTGCTTTTGCAGGGGCGTGAACTGTGCTTGACGATCTTGTTGGAACGTCTGATATGGCGTTTGCGCTAACGCAGACGCCTGCCCGATTACTTCCTTGGCGTACGGTTTAGCCCAATCTGGTACATCAGATACTTGGGTCGACGTTGCTGGTGGGGATGATGAGCACATAGCTGTACCTTAAAAGGTGTAAATCATTTGAGTGGCAACTTCTTTGAACCCCATACGGCTCCAAAGTTTTGCAACGCGTAAATCAGTCATGGCAGAAACAAGCACACGCTTTACTTCTCGTTGACGCAATTCGCCAAGGGCGTAGTTCACAAGCTTCTTGCCAACACCATTACGGTGGTCTTTAGTCACAAAAATTGTGTCTTCTTGTGCAATTAAATCTTGGTTGTGCATGTCCCGTGTCAGGTACACGTTACTGTAGCCACACGCTACACCATCAATTCGTAGCACAAAAGTCAGCAAATCTCCGCGCTCACAAGCCGCACCATACTCATGTAAGCGTGGATTGTACGGAGAAATTTCAACGCCGTCACCCTTTAGACGCTCTTGCATTTCGGCGTAGTGTTGCCGATACAGGGGCTCTAGCTCCCTGTATGTGTCGGTGAATTTTTCAACACTAAATTCGTATGTCATACGGGCATCATCTTATCAGCGCGGCTGTTAACTGCAACACGATTTTTACCTGTGGTTTTCTTGCGTGCGGCTTGAATCCTATCCATCATGGCGTATAGCTTACGTGCACCCGCATCAGTTGAGCCGTTGCCCAATTCTGACACGATACGTGCAGGAATTACAAACTCACCATCGGCAAGGCGTGCGGGTTGCTTTCTACCGATCATGGCAGGGATGCTGTCGGACACGCCATCGCCGGGGCCTTTGAGCAAACGTCCACCATCAGAGTAGCTGCCTAGGTTGCTGATACCCCCCATAGCGTAGCCGGGCATACCGCCCATGGCGTAGCCCATTAAGCCGCCGTTGGCGTTACCGGCGTAATCGTAATCGTCTTCATCAATACTATTACCGTCACTATCAGCTTCTATAAATCTGTCATAGCCGCCACTATCGCCAAAATCACCACCGGCATTACCTACTTCAACGTCAGGCACAGTTACCATAGCGCCGCCGTCTGGCGTTTCTACAACGGGTGTTTCCACAACCGTAGGCTGCATTGAGCGAGTAGTTTCTGCCGGTGTTTCCACAACTGTTGTATCTGGCGCAGTCACAATAGCGCCGCCGTCTGGCGTATCTTGAACAGTAGTTTGTGCGGCAGGTTGTTGTTGTGCTATCTGGTCTGTGGCAACTTCAATATTGCCGTTATCCATGGCAGTGACACCGTTATTTGGTACATCTACAGCAATGGTTGCATCGTCTGCAAGGGTAGAAGCAGGGGCAAGTTCACCAAAATCACTGGGGTTAGCTGGGACAAAATCTGAGTCACGGACGCCTTCGCTGATTGACGCATCGTCAATGTCCCTAGACGTATTAAATTCTGAGTTATAAAAGCCAGAATTATCAGGCTCAAATGGTGGTGGCTCAAGCTCAGGCATAGAATCTGGCTTATTGCCAGTTAAATACCCTAGCTCATCGTCTGTGTCTATTATTTCACGCTCAAGTTTACTGACAGCATCTTGACCAGCTTGGTCGTACGGGTCGATTCCAACTGAAGGGGTATTACCCACACTTGCAGTACCCATGGAGGAGCTAGCACCGCCACCGCCACCACCATCACCACCACCGCCATCATCGGTCAAAATACGGGCTTTTGGCAAAGAAGATTGCGTTTGAATCTGGGGGCGATAGCCGGGGCCGTTACCCATTAAGTAGTCGTATGCTTGACGAGACGCGCCTGTCAGGTCATTGGTTCTGCCTGTTGGGTCTGTACTTGTTAAGTATCTTAGAGCATCATCCGATGACTTTGTTTGACCACCCTCTGCATACAGGCGTCTAAACTTTGGCGCAAACCATTGGCGCTCACCTGTAGGTGCGCCGGTATAACTACCCTGTGGATCGGGGTTGCGGCCTACGTCATATTCGTATTTGTACTGCTCGGAGTCAGATTTGTATCCTGAGCCTGAAGGTGGGGTCAATAGTGGGTTTGCTAATGCCGCTGTTCCGTACTTAGCCAATCCTTTTAAACCGCCAACGCCAGTGGCTTCCACGCCATCTTTGGCGGCTTGTCCAAGGAACGCGTCGCGCCCTGCTGGGCTGTCCACCAGACTCTTCAGACCTCTACCGGCTTGCTTAAAGTTGTCTGTCATGGTCGCATCTGCGGCTTGACTTTGGAATGCGTTGCGTGCTGACTCTGTTCCGTATGCAGGCGAATAGCTAGAAGGGGCAGGTGTGACTGTTGGTGTGGCTGTTGCAAGCGGAGTAGTAGGCGCAGAGACTGCGGCTTCGCCAAACGCACCATACTGAGTGGGCGTTGCGGCAAAGTTTTCATACCCAGCAGGCACGGGTACGGCTGAACGCAACGGTGCTTCACCAAACGCGCCAAAACTTGACTCAGTAGGCGCAAACTTGCTGTAAGCAGACGGGTCAGTTGTGAATGAAGTTGCTGCTTCAGCAGAGACAGGGGCAGCTCCGGGTATAGAAGCTTCAGCCGCGCCAGCGGCAGAAAGGCCAGAGCCAAGACCCGCACCACCGTAAGCGCCCAAGCCAGCCATCAAACCTTTTTTCAAGCTACCAGAAGCAACACCGTATCCGGCTCCGGTAATACCAGCGGCCATCAAGGGAGTCAGCGCACCGCCAGAAGCAATAGACAAACCTGCACCAATCAAAGTTGGCAGTAAGTTAGACAGGAAGCCAGCTTCGGGTAAACCCGTAGTAGGGTTAATGGTCAATGAGCCGCCATGCGCCATGGCCAAAGACTGGAGTCCAGCAACTTCGCGAGGTGCCATGTGCACCAGCATCGAGTCTGGGCCTCGGCCTTGGGAGGCCATGTTAGTTGCAAGGGCTTGAAGGCTCATGTTAGACCTTTACTTTCAGTACGTTTCCGGCGGTAGTGTCATAGTAAACATCTCCCACTCGTAGGTTAGCGTAGTCAGCTTGAGTTGGCAAACTAATCACATAGGTATTTGGCGTAGTGGGGTCAGGTTGAGAAAAGCTCAGACCTGCTGTTATTTTAGTGCCATTACGCTGTGTTGCGCCAGAGATTGGCCCCGGATTATCCAACTGATTGAAATACAAAAACATTACCCGCAGGAGTTGCTCCATGTAGGCTTGCGTGTACTCTTTGGGCGGGTTAGGTAAGCGTGGGGCTATAACGTTTGCTTGTGCCATTAACCACCCCTTCGGCCATCCGGCCTAATGTCCATACGCGGTGCGCCCAACTGCCACGTTACGCCAAGCGCAGTAGAGTCAATCTTGAACGCCATCTGGCGACCGCGCACACGGGTGTTGATCTGCCCAGTAAACTCTTCTACCGGAATGACCGCTGTGCGTGTTACTGCGCCGCTACTACTGCCCGCAACCGATTGTGGGTTGTTGTACCCAGAGCCTGAGTTCTGCAAGGGTTGCAAGTACATCGTAGCCTGTGGGCTTGTAGCTGTGGAACCACGGAACGTAATGTCTGGCAGAACACGCCAGACAAAGCCAAAGTTGTGGCCGTCACCAATATCAAACTGTGAAGAGCTAATGTACGCCTCGATCGGCAAAGCAGTGCCAGTAGCGTTGTCGTCTACGCCTTGTTCATGGTTCACCACGTTGTAGTTGTACGTAGCGGCAAGGGGGTAGTTGCGAAGACCTGAGTCAAGCCAAGCCGTACGCGCCATCATGCCGTAGTACCAGATGTCTTCTTCGTAGTTGTACACAACGTACTTGTCTATAGCATTTGAATTACTAGAGCAGTAAAACCACCAGACTTCATTAAAACCTTCGTTGGTGCTTGCAAACACCTGCTCATACTGAGCCGTATTGATATCGCTAAAAATGTACTGCCGCAGATCACAGCGCATGGTCTGTGTGCGGCCATCGTATTTGTAAAACTTGTCCACGCCCATCCAGTACGTGACACCCGAGGCAATGGCGGCAGCGCTGGGGCCTACGATTGAGATACTGTCGGCAAGAAGCTGTGAACTCCACACATATGGGGGGCCAAGGTATTGGAGCGAATATAAAGAAGAGTCTGTCCAAACCAAAATCTCTTGACGAGACTGCAAGGCTGTCACGATGCGTGAGCCGTGCGAGAGACGAACACTACCTGCTTGGTTGGTAATTGCAGGTGTCCACTGCACAGCATCTTCTTGGTCAGACCAACGAATCAGCATCGGGTCAAGGATCGTGTCACCAATTTCGTTTGTGCCAAAAACAAGTACAAAGCGGCTGGTGTCTGAGACCAGCAAGAAGTTTTGGTGTAACGGCACATCAGATGCACCAGCAAGAGAAGAAAGCAACACGCCACGGGTTGTTAAGCTGGTAGCCGCGTCCCAGTAGTAAATATCTTCACCGCGTGGGCCAAAGATCAAGTTCTGACCAAAGTTACTTTGGTTCCAGATACGCAGCGCATCCACAGATGTGGAGCCAAGGCCCCATGTACCTGAACCCCAAGAACTAGCGCCCCAACCCACTAAAGGCACTGCATATTCAGGGCCGGGATTGATTTGATATGCAGCCACAACAGCCGCGCCCCCACCCGTAGTAGTTGCATTAGCCGCAGAGGATGCCGTGATATTGTATGTAGAAGTACTTACGCCAATCGTTGAAAGTTGGTATTCGCCATTAAGGGTCAAGCCGCCCACAGCCGTTGCACCACTGAAAGTTACAAAAGCGCCGTTGGTAAACCCGCCCGTAGCGTCAGTCACGACTACTGTGGTTGAGCCAGATGTCGTAGCAAACGGGTTGTTGCCAAGCGTTGCAGGGGCTTTACGCAAGGGGGTGATGTCGTTGTACGCCCCGCCGTTCTCGATGTAAAACTTAAGGTGTGTGCCCACGCCCAACAGGTTCTGGCTACCAAGCGTTACCCAATTCCAAAGCGAGCGGCATACACCCAAGAATGTCGTGCTAGAGATGCGTTGCCAGCCGCCAATCTTCTCTGGTGTGCCTTGACGGAACCGAACTTTGTCGCAATCATACCAACCACCTTCGGTGGTATATCTAGTATTCTCCCGGTTTACACCGGGCTTGAACATGATCTTTTGTAATGGCATGGCTTATTTTCCCATCAATTTGGGTGTGCATCAAGCATACAGCCGTGTGCCTGTTTTGTCGATAATCAGCGCTTGTTTTCTTGGCTTGGCATCTGGCGTGTTTGGGATGCTCACATGAGTCCAGCGGTCAAACTCACGG